CGTGAGACAGTTCGTAGTTTCTTTGTTGTTGACGGCTCTCTTCGGAGTCCCAGCAGCACTTGGTCTGAATTACATGTTAGACCAAGCGAACAAGTATCGTTCGGAGAGGCATGCGTACGATCGGGCTTACTACCCGACGGGACTGGTTTTATCGCGAGAGGACTTGCAACCGCGCAAGCGGTCTGTGATCTTCTCGTGTCCCAGTTCCCGGCGTTCGCAGCTGACCAAATCGTTGGTAAGCATGGCCCCGGAGCAGTTTCGGATCTTACAGGGGGGGGAGATAAGTATTCTTTCCCTTCCTGGAGTGAACGGCTCGAAAGAGTCTTCCCTCGTGATCTCCATGCCTGCGCAAACCTGGGAGTTGCTCTTGACGAGCGCCCCCTGGCTAGCAGAATGGATGAGGGAGAACTGCAGGTCGATCATCCGTCACGGTTGATCCCGGTCCCCAAGACTGTGGATAAGCCTAGGTTGATTGCCTCGGAACCGACTTCAAATCAGTTTATTCAGCAGGGTATACGAAGATACCTACTGGAGTGTATAGCCGCTACAGACCTACGAAACTCGGTGTCAATCGAGGATCAAGGGCCATCGCGGGTGTATGCGTCAATTGCATCGTTTGACTCACGGTTCTCAACCGTAGACTTGAAAGATGCAAGCGACAGGCTGACTTGCTGGACCGTGGAGCGCGCTTTTCGGCGCAATCCGTCGTTGATCGAAGGCCTTTCGGCCTCACGATCGATTACGATCACAGCGGAGGACTATGGTGTAAAACTCTCGCGGCTAAATAAGTATGCGCCGCAAGGGAACGCCACTGTTTTCCCGGTCCAGTCGATCATTTACTGCATGCTAGCGATAGCGGCAGTGGTGGTTACGGCTCCCCGGAACACACCTTACTATACGGGTGTGTTGCACAAGGCGGTTAAGTCCGCCTCGCGTGTTGTGCGCGTGTTCGGTGACGATATATGTGTCCCGACACATGCATTGCCTATGCTCTCCGTGCTCCTTGAGTCTTGTCAACTCAAGGTAAACGGTGCGAAGTCGCATTTCAGCGGTAATTTTGCTGAGTCTTGCGGCTACGATGGTTTCAAGGGTGTTGAGGTAACCCCAACATACCTGAGCCATATAGGAGCAGTAGAAGAACCTGAGGCAGTTGTCTCTACGGTCGAGGTTAGTAATAACCTTTGGCTTGAGGGCCTCTGGCGACTTTCATCGGTCGTTGAGAGTTGGCTTCCCCGGCGCTACAGGAAATCTATCCCTGTGGTGTTCTCAAAGTATTATACTGAGAGAAAG